TCACCAGCATCTCGACTGGGTCTATGGTCTCCCCTACTTCAGCAGGCGTCGGTTCTGGAATGTCGGTGTAGAGCGTAGTTACTCCGGTCCACATGGCCAGGAGGTTCACGCACTCATCGATGCTGTTGGAGAGGACCAAGATCTTGCGACCCTCGTCGACGGCTTCTTGTACTTCACCTAGGACGATGTTCAGTCTCTTGGGCCATTTCGCAAAGAAGCCGGCGAGCTTGCCGAAGTGAAGCTCACCGTTCTTGTCCTGTGTCATCTGAGTTGTGACCGGGTCGTTATCCTTCAGCTCGATTCCGGTCCACTTGAAGTACACGCGTGGCTTGAGCTCTTGGCGCAAGTCCTTGAACAGTACGTGCCCGATGTGCAGGTTGTAGACGATGTGCATCCCATCTTCTCGAATTGGGGTAGCAGTCAGTCCGATCCTGCGTCCGTAGAACAGGTCTGCACTCTTGCAGAACTTGGGTGCGGCTACGTGGTGTGCTTCGTCCCAGATCACCAACCCGAACCACCGACGAATCTCCTCCGGCATGTCGTCGGCCCTGTTTGCCAGGGTGTGGTAGGTCGCCATCACAATCGGATGCTTCCAATCGAACGTCCCACCTTCGATGAGGCCTACCCCACCAGGTATGTTCAGGTGCCTTTCGATCTCGTTCTGCCACTGCTTCAGAAGAACGGTGTTGTCGACCACGATGATGGTCGGCACACCGAGTCGTGATGCGAGCTCGAGAGCTACAACGGTCTTGCCCTTGCCGCAGGCCAGCTGCAGGATTCCCCCACGAGCTGGCAGTAGAGCAGCAAGAGCATCTCGTTGAGTGGTCTCATTCGGACGAATCGCATCCAGGGTGATGCGACTCTGGATGTCGACCTTGGGGTAGCTGGTAGGTCTGCAGTCGATTACTGGGAACTCAAGCTTGTCGAGCTCCCAGAATTCTCTAGGTACAAGAAGATGGTCTTGAGTTTCCTTCCAGAGGAAGAGGAACTTGATTGTGTTTCCTCGGTCATTGATCGGGGGACTCAGAGCAGTCTTGAGTCCCATCTCGTTGACCATCGTCTTGGGTACCCAGAGCATGGTGTCTAGGTACCCCTTGCTCGGATCTCTTCTTACGACCTGCATTCTTTTCCTCTACTGTTTTGGTGGGCTTCGGAGTGGGGTGTTGTCGAAGAAATGAGCGGCGGTATGCCCGAGGGACTTGAAGATGCTCCGCACTAGCTCGATGAACAACACACTCCAGATCGACTCGTTCTCTCTCCTAGGCTCAGCCACGGTGAGATACGCGGGCATCTGGGTGGACATGGGCATCATCGCCTGCAACGGCACTTGGATGCCGTAAGGCTGCTGCTGCCACCCGTGGTACCCTGGATTTTGGGGAGCTACAAGAGGCGACGTGATGGCTTGCACGGCATGCTGCAGAGCTTGCTGTTGAATCTGCTGCTGAGTCATGGTCTGTTGACGCTGCGGGTACTGCATCGACAGAGGCTTCACCAGCGACTGCGGGGGTATGAGACGCCCTGCGGTTGTCTTTGAGCCACACGACCCATAGAAGAGGCACCTTTCTCTGACATGACTTCCGGTGGGGCTGGTATAGTTCGGATCGAGACCTCCTGTGCATTCTGACTCTGTAGGGCTCCACATTGTACCGAAACACGAGGGCTCTTTTTGTTGCGACTGTAGGATCATCATTCCTCCGTCAAGGGCTTATCTGCTCTGTTCCTCTGATTGCCTTATCCCTGCGTTGTGACGTACTCTTGCAGCTGCGCTGCAGCACGGACAGAAGGAGCTTCAATGCAAACCAGCGGGCTGGTTCTAGACCTGTATGACGACCAGAAGGGTGAGGTTTTCAGAGGCCTCTACCCCACTCAGGACGCCATTCCGGACTTCATCAAGAGTGCTCACCCGCTGTCCGGGAAGGAGAGGGAGCTACTTCCAGATGACGTCTTCGCTCTCGTACTAGTGGACGGAGATCAAAAGCTCCGCAAGTTCGCCTGTACAGACGCTGGGAATACAGCGCTCAGTCTCGCCTACCTCGAGAAGAATGCTGGCAAGCTGCCGGTAGAAGCTCAAAAGGTAGCGGCAGAGAATCTCATCAAGGCCGCCGAGTGGTACAGCCTCGAAGTCCCAGAAGGCGTGCAGAAGCTTGCTGGTCTGGGAAACAAGGCCTTGGCAGCGATCGCGATTCCTTCCTACGCCGGGCAGTTCATGGGAGAGGTAGGTCCTCGAATGGCTGCTGCTCGTATGGCTGGTGGGAACATGATGAGTCCAGAGCAGATGACGGAGACGGTTCACTCCATCAAGGGAGCCGAGGCCGGCATCCTGATGTCGAACCAAGAGAAGCCTGCGAAGACCCCAGACAAGACGGTCATCGCCAAGACTGCTTCTGTGGGTCGTCTGGTGTCTGGTCATGAGCGCCACGGAGATGCCAGCAAGACCGAGCTCGAGCAGACCACCCCTGTGAAGGGTGAGCAGGCAAAGAGCCTTCCTCAGAGCAAGTCACTGAAGCCTCATGTGGATGTCTCCGGCAAGGAGTCCACGAAGAAGGCTCAGGCGAAGACTGCCACTCGACATGCTCTTGGGGACAAGTACCCGCTCGACAGCTACACCGAAGTGAAGTTGGCTTCGGCCTACTTCGAGCAGTACGGCAACAGGTTCTCTCCTGAACAGCGCCACGAGTTCTGCCAGAACCTGTCGAAGAGAGCAGACGAGCTCAACATCAAGGTGAGCTACGACGTCAAGAAGTACGGCTCGTCGAAGTACGCACCGGACCACGAGATCAAGATCGCGATGGACTCCAGGCGTGCCGTACTTTCGGACGCCAAGTTTGCGACGGTTCTTACTGAGCTCGAGAACTGCCGACCTGCTCTCGATCCCGAAGCGTTCTGTGCGACTCTAGAAGAGTTCGACAAGGTAGCAGGTATCAACTTCTTCTACGACGGAGACGTGATCGATCCCTACTACTCCACCTTCGGTTTCGACAAGACTGCCGAGGAGTACAGCTACAACGACGGCAACGACTACATCACCGGAGAACAGCTCGAGGTGTTCGGCAAGGTACGTCACAAGCAGCTCGTGACGAGCTTCGGTGAGGAGTTTGCTGAGGAGTTCCGCAAGGACCCGGTTCAGATCTTCAAGAGCATGCCCCGTGACCAGAAGCGCATGATCTTGCACATGGCCGTCGACAACGCGCCGGGTTCTGACGTCGTTCCGTAGGACTCGCTCAATGAGCAGCGAGCAGGACTTCTCTAGCAATCTCATTCGTCTGCCGGGAACACATGTCCTCAGGCCTGACGATCCGACGACAGTACTCGAGTCGTCAGGAGAAGCTACGCAGACTCTTACAGTAGTCCATGCCCAGACTGAGGGTGTGGTGACTGTGAAGAACTTCTTGCAGCACCCTGACACTCATCCTGTTGTTCTAGATCTAGTGCTCATCAAGAAGTACGGAACTGACTGGCTTACGTGGGCACCGGAGACGTTCTACGTCGTCCTGCCTCGGGACTTCACCACAACTGTGAGTGACCTGAACATCACCAAGCTGCAGGCGATGAAGACCATGCACCTGGTCGACACGTTCTGGCAGCAGTGGGAAGTCTTCAACTGGTTGTGTGCTGCGGTCAACGCTACGTTCCCAGACTTCGAGCTGATGCAGGTCCCGACTGTGGCTCAGTGTATGGTGGCAGTCGATATCGCCAGCCGAGTGAGAGCAGATGTCCCTTGGACTAGAGAAGTTCAGGACTTCATCTCAGTAGTTCATCGACACGATGGGATTCTTGTACCGCAGGCTCCTCTGGAGTTCGTGAAGGTCGACACTACCGGAATGCCAATCGATGTAGAGGAGATCTCCAGCAAGTGGCCAGAAGTACGTGCTTCAGGTAAGGCCCCGGAAGATGACACTGTTACAGGAGAGCAACTTCGTCGTATGCTGGTCGCGCACGGGTTCCTCGAAGAGAGCCGTACCAGACTTCAACAGCAGCTACCTCTAGTACCCCATGTCTGAGATCTCCGCTGCCATGCTGTCTTCCTTCCGAGTTGAGCTCGAGAAGATGGGAGCACCTTGGTGGCACCCGATTCTCGGTGGAGCTGGCGGTGGGGCAGGGCTCGGTGCTGCGGTTGGAGCTCTGGGTGGGGCTGGCGTTGGGGCATACAGGCGGTACCAGGAAGCCAAGGAACGTGGTGAGAATGGTGTTGGCGCCGGCGTAGCTGGGGCCTTCAGTGGGGCTGGCAGAGGAGCTCTGATTGGGGCTGGGGCTGGTGGTCTTCTGGGCGCAGGGCTAGGAAAGATCTCCCCGAGCTCGGTCGACAAGATGCGTGAGCTTCCTGGTGCCCTTGGCTCTTTCGCTCGTGCTGGTCAGCGTCAGGCGCATGGTCTCACGGGCTGGACTCCTGTGCACGGAGACGTGAACAGCATTGAGAAGCTTCGAATGGGTGCCTATGGCCCGAGAAAAGCCTTGGATGCTGCAAAAGAAAAAGCCGTACTTGAGCTGGCAAAACCTATGAGTGACGCTTCGTTCAAGGCGCTAAACGAGAAACACACCAACGCTTTGTTGGGCAGAGCTAAGGGTCTGAAGGCTGCTACAGAGGCTCAGGATATGGGCCTCACCAACCTTCCTGGGTATGTTCGTGCTTTGAGAGATCCCAAGCACACCACAGGACAGGTGCTGAGCACTGCAGCGAAGGATCAGTGGCACAACATGCCAGGCTGGGCGAAGGCAATGACGGTAGGTATCCCAGCGATCGACATGTACCAAGCTGCTCAGGCAAACGAAGACGTTCCCAACATGCCGGGCAAGGCTGAGCGTTTCGGACGAGCTGCAGGAGGTGCTGCCGCAGGCCTTACTCTTGGCGGCCTTCCTATGATGACTGGCATGGCAGCTCAGGGTCTTGTATCAGGAGCTGCAGGCAAGGCAGGACGTGGTGTCGACTTCATGAGGAAGAAGTTTCGAGGCGGTGATGGAGGGATCCAGGCACCGAAGGACAACACGCAGTATGGTGGTGAGACAGTTCCAACCGAGCGAATCATGAGTGACCGTGCTCAGGGCATCGCTCCGGAGTCACCTGTATGAGCTTCATCGGTGGAGGACTCGGGGTTGGTGCAGGACCAGGTAGTGGTCTTCGCTTCTCGCAGACTCGTGGCCGTATTCAGGGAAGCCCGGTTCAGGGAGTCAACTACCCATCTCCATTCTTCGATCTCGCGCACACGTACTACCCGGTCACCGTCAAGCAGATGTTTCGGTGGTGCAGGTACTACTTCCTCACGAACCCGCTCATCAACGCGACAGTGTTCAAGCTGTCTGAGTACCCAATCACGGACATCGTCTTCGATCACAAAGATCCGGAGGTGGTGAACAACTGGACGGAGTACTTCCAGGACCACCTCAAGTACAGGGCGTTTCAGATAGAGAGCGGACTCGACTACCACGCCTACGGAAACGGGTGTGTGTCTCTCGGCTTCCCGTTCAAGAAGTACCTCTACTGTCAGAGCTGCGACTTCCGGGATCAGGCCTCCAAGATCAGGCCCAACTGGGTCTTCACCAACTTCTGCTTCCGTCTATCATGCCCGAGATGCGGGCAGGTAGGTGATGCTGTCGCGCGGGACTTCTACTTCAAGAATGCGAGCGGCATCAAGACGATCCGATGGAACCCAGAAGACATCGAGATCAGCTACAATGACATCTCAGGTGAGTACACATACTTCTATACGATTCCTGCTGTCGTCCGGAACGACATCGTCATCGGACGAAAGGACATCGTGGAGGGTGTCCCTCAGGTATTCATCCAAGCCCTGCGAGAACAGAAGGGCGTCATCTTCTCGAAGGACAACTTCTTCCACCTGCGCAGGCCAACACTCGCCACGCAGGACAGAGGCTGGGGCATACCTCTTCTGCTCCCTGTTCTGAAGGACACGTTCTACCTTCAGATCATGAAGAAGGCTCAGGAGGCGATTCTCCTCGAGCACATCGTGCCACTGCGAATTCTCTACCCGCAGCCTGCCAGCGGGACCAGCGATCCCTACACGACCATCAACCTGGTCGACTGGCGAGATCACGTAGCAGCTGAGATCGCTCGGTGGCGCTACGATCAGAACTACATCCCGATCCTTCCTCTTCCGATCGGCTCTCAGAGTATCGGTGGTGAAGGCAAGGGCCTTCTCATGACTCCTGAGATTCAGGCATGGAGTGAGCAGATCATGGTCGGCATGGGCGTGCCTCGAGAGTTCCTTCTCGGCGGCATGAGCTACGCAGGCACCAACGTCTCGATGCGCATGCTCGAGAACGCCTTCCTAGGCTACCTTCTTCGTCAGAAGCAGCTCGCACGCTTCATCATGAAGAGCGTTGCCAGTTTCATGGATTGGCCCGAGGCGAACATTCGCTTCAAGCCGTTCAAGATGGCCGACGATCTGCAGCGCAAGGCCTACCTCTTCCAGCTGAACCAGGCACAGAAGGTCTCCGACAAGACTCTTCTTGCTGATGCAGACCTCAGCCAGGATGAAGAGAACAAGATCATGATCGGTGAGTCGGCTGCTCGCACCGAGGCCACCAAGAAGATTCAGCTGGCCATGGCCGACACGCAGGGCGAAGCCCAGATGATCATTATGAAGTGGCAAGCCAAGGCGCAGCAGGTTCAGCAGCAAGCCATGATGTCCCCAGCAGCACCAGGTGAGGCTGGTGGTCCCGAGGCAACAGGAGCTCAGGGTGCTCCTGGTGGTCAGGCTGGAGGACCTGGTGATGGTCTTCCTCCCGCACTTCAGATGAAGGGCCCTGGAGGAGAAGCTGTTCAAGCTCAGAGTCCTATGGCAGCGATGCAGAGTCAGCTGAAGATGGGTCAGGTGATGACTCCTCAGTCCGGACTCAACGTCGACATGACCACCATGGCCAACATGGAGGCAC